GGTAACATCTGGAGACATTTCAGTTGTATACCAAGGCGACGTAATCTTAGGTCGTTTAGCTATGGGTGCAGATGCTCTTAACCCTGCTGCTGCTGTTGAATTATTCGCAGGCACAGCAACAAAGCCAAGTGCTTTAACTTAATTTTTATTCTATACGGGAGCTTCGGCTCCCCTTTTTTCTTATGGCTTCCACAACTATTGACATCGACACAGAATTGTCCGCAGTAAATACTATACTGGGAGCAATAGGTCAATCACCGATAACACAACTTAACTACGATAACCCAGAAATATCATTTATATTTAATCTACTAAAAGATGCTAATATAGATACACAGGCAGAAGGGTGGCATTTTAACACAGAAAAACATGTGGAATTTGCACCAGATTCTAATGGACATATTGCTATATCAAATGATGTATTGCAACTAGATGTCTCTGATGGTTGGGCTCGTAGAGAGTATGATGTAGTCAGACGTGACGGTAGATTATATGATAAAATCAAACACACTGATGACTTTTCAGACATTACATCTATCGACCTTGATGTCGTAAAACTATTCACTTTTGAAAACTTACCTATACCATTTAGACGTTATATCACATATAGAGCGTCAACAAAAGCAGCTGCACAGTTGGTTGCAAACCCTAACCTTGTCAAATTATTGCAAACACAAGAGTCACTAGCTCGTGCTGCTCTAATGGAATACGAGTGCAATCAGGGTAATCACAGTATGTTTGGATTCCCAGATAATACAGTACATCAAACATATCAACCTTGGAGAAACCTTAGAAGATAATGCCAAGCATAACACAAACCATTCCTAGTTTTACTGGTGGTCTATCGGAACAGCCCGATCAATTAAAATTTCCCGGACAGGTTAAAGATGTTCAAAATGCAATTCCTGACATCACTAAAGGCTTGTACAAAAGACCGGGTGCAAAGAGAGTAGGCACTAACCCTTTACCCAACGTAGCAACAGGTGGTTCGTGGTTTCACTACCATCGTGACGAAGAAGAAGGTTCCTACATAGGACAAGTAGCCGCAGATGGTACGCTGAGAATGTGGAAAGCAAGCGGCGATAATGCCGGAGCTGAACAGAACATTACCTACGGTACTGGTGGCGAAGCCGCTATCAAAAACTATTTAGCAACAAGCAACAGTGAAAACATACAGTTCCTTACTATCAACGACACTACCTTTGTTAATAGTCGTGACGCTACTAACGCTGCTACTTTAGTAGGAAAGACAGGTACAACGCAAGACAATCCTGATTCTCATTTTGCGTTTATAGAAATTACACGTACTGAAAATGGTAGACAGTACGGGTTAAATTATTACAATAACAATACAGAAACAAGTTTTACTAGAGCTACACGTATACAAATACTATCTGACACACTTGATGAAAGTGGTGGTACTGGACAGTGCAGAGGTATAGGTATACAGACATTTGCTTGCACAGCTGCTAGCAGTTATACTGGTACAAATACAGTATTAGTCACAGACGTAAATAACAATACAGTAACATCTGGTAAAAATAATTTAATATTTAAACTTGACATACGTGGACAGCAAGGTAACATAGGTGCTGACGGAAACTCTCCAGATGACTTTGCGTGTGCATATAGTAGACAAGCTATTCTTCTACATGGTGGAGAAGGTTGGGCTTTTGGAGATCAGGTAACGGTTACTATGAACTCTGCAAAGGGACGTACCGTAACAGGGTCATCTAGTAGTGGTACAAGTGGTAACTCTGGTAAAGGAGAATCTCCGGCTACTTATATTATAGAGGTTATGGAGCATGAAACTATAACCGTAAAAGCTAATCTAAAATTATCACGTCCAACACCTACACCATTTGATGCTGAAACAGCAGTAAGTTCTGACACAGTATTAGGTGGTATTCTTGGAGACGTACCATCAGGTATTACTGGTAAAATTATAGGTAACGGAATCTACTTGTCTAGCTCTAGCTCATTTAATGTAGAGATAGTCGAAGATGATTTGATGCGAAGTATGGGTACGTCCGTAAACGATGTGTCACTACTGCCGAAACAATGTAAACATGGATATATAGTTAAAATATCTAACTCTAGACAATCAGATGAAGATGATTACTACTTACGATTTGATGGTCTAAATGGTCAGGACGGTACAGGTTCGTGGGTAGAGTGTGCAAAGCCGGGTATAGATAAGAGCCTGACTAATATGCCGTTAGTTATACAAAGAACTGCTCTAGCTAACCAAGGTACATCTACCGAAATAGCTACATTTACTATCAAACAGTTTACATATGGTAGTAGAGAGATAGGAGACGATTTAACTAACCCATTCCCGTCGTTTGTAGATAAGCGTATTAACAGAGTATTATTTTTCCGTAACAGATTAGCCTTTTTAGCAGGCGAAAACGTAGTATTATGCCGCCCGGGTACACTAGGAGAGCCAGATTTCTTTGCTGAAACTGCCTTAACTGTGAGTCCAAACGACCCTATTGATATATCATGCTCGTCTAATTTCCCGTCAGAGCTGTTTGATGGCATAGATATTAACTCAGGTCTTGTAGTATTTAGTACAAACCAACAGTTTTTACTGTCATCTGACGACACAGTTCTTAACCCTGACACAGCTAAACTACGTAGTATCTCTACATTTAACTATAATAAGGATATAAGACCTATATCTTTAGGTACTACTATAGCATATGTAGATAATTCTGGTAAATTTAGCCGCTTTATGGAGATGGCTAATATTGCTAGAGAAGGAGAACCTAACGTAGTAAACCAAAGTCAGGTAGTTCCTACATTAATACCTAAGAATGTAGACTTATTTACTAACTCAAGAGAGAATAACCTAGTACTAATAGGTAAAACAGACTCTGATGAAGTACAAGGATTTAGATATCTTAACGTAGGAGATAAACGTCAGCAATCAGCTTGGTTTAGATGGAAGTTTAATAACCCAATCAAGTATCATTTTGTTATTAATGACGAATACTATTTCTTAGATACAGATAACTTCCTACAAGAAGTCAGATTAGTACAGACAGAATCTGACCCATTTATTATAAAAGATAATGTAGATTATTTATTACATATAGATAACCACATTCAAATAAGTGGAGGTCAATTCGACCATCCTACCAACAAAACTACATTTAGTGGGCAGAACTGGTTAACGTCAGTTACAACACCTAGCTATGATTTAGTAATTATAGATACAAATACAGCATCTGCCAGAGTAGGTCGTTATGCGAAAGCTACAATAACTGGTACATCATTTACAGTACCGGGAGACTGGTCAGGAGCTTCAGTTTTTGTAGGTTATTTATACGAATACAAAGTACTGTTTCCTACGTTCTATGTAACACAAACTCAAGGTCAACAATCTAAAGCTGATGTTAATTCATCACTGGTTGTACACCGAATGAAGTTACACTTTGGTAAGATAGGTCTTTATGAAACAACTCTATCACGTGTTGGTAAAAATGATTATACAGAAGTTTACGAATCTACAGAGTTAGACGAGTACGATGTATCTGACGCACCATACATAGAAGAGTTTATAAAAACTATACCAGTATATGAACGTAATACTAATGTAGATATTACACTTAAATCTCAACACCCTGCACCATCCACGCTAAGAGCGGTGAGTTGGGAAGGAGACTTTTCACCTAAATATTATAAACGTGTCTAAATTAGATCAATACGTAAAACCAATCACAAAGGAGGCTGCCCTAGAGGTGGCCTCTAATCTACGCCCAGATGACCTCAGAGAGGTTGTAGAAGGCCATGGGTTAGACCCATTCATAATCCTCCCTAAAGTGGCTGAGGAAGGCTCTGCTGTGTATTTCACAGTACCAGACGGCAAGACTGCCGGACTAGCAGGAGTCGGGGACGGTGGAGAAATCTGGATGCTATGCACTCCGGCAATTCATCGTTATCCAATTACATTTGCAAGAGAAGCCAAGCGGTGGGTCGATAGCCGTACTGAGCCTCTATTGTGGAACATCGTAGACTGTAGAAATACAGCACATTTAAAACTACTCAAATTTATAGGTTTCAAGTTTTTACGTAAGTTTAATCATGGACCAAACAATTTACCATTTATAGAATTTTGCCGTGTGTGCACCAGACCCTAACGCCGGAATAAGGCGACAAGCAAGAGAGCGTAACAAAGCTCGTATCGCCAAGTATTATGGCGACTCCATTAAACAATGGAATAAAGAATCAGACTTTAAAGAAAACTTAAAAAACATAAGAGGTATCGGTAGATCACGTGCATTAAGTGATTTCCAAGAATATGCTGCAAAAGCACGAGGAGACGCTTTAGTAGGTAAGCAAAATGCTGCTGCAAAAATGTTTCGTAATCAAACTGTCCAAGAAGGTGGTATGAGTCGAAATGCAGGCCGAGCCAAACAAATGGAGTTTTTTAATAAAATTGCTGACATAGATAGAAAGCAATATAAACTAGCAACTGTTGGAGAAGCAAAAGCTCAACAGAGATTAGCTTTATCGCAACAAGGAATGGAAAGAAAACAGAGAACTGGACTTGGCATGGGACCTCAGTTTGGTATGCCTACTATGTTACCTCCTAAAGATAGAGCCGGTCAGTTTATGAATAGTGTAAGCTTCGGACTTAACGTAGCAAGCGGTATCATGGCACTACCCGGTGTTAGCGATAGACGTGTAAAAGAAAACATTAAAGAAGTAGGCAAGTCTCCTGACGGCTACACAATTTACGAGTGGAACTACAAAGGAGAAGATGCCGAAGAAAGATACAGAGGTGTTATTGCACAGGATGTAGTAAAAGTAAATCCTATGGCTGTAACAGTTATGGAAAACGGACTATTAGGAGTTTACTATGACAAGATAGACGTTGAACTGGAGGCAGCATAATGGATTCAAATATGTTTAACACCTCTTCTCTTAACTATGAGGAGGTCGGCGATTTTTCTAAAGTCATAAATGCCGAGCAAGATGCTTTTACTAAACAGAACCAAACAGAATATGCTGCTCGTGGTGCTGAAGCTGTTAGAATGGCAAACCAAAGGTCTCAGAACTTTCAGAAACTTGGTTCGCTAATTAAACAGGGTGGTCAGTTTGCTAAAGAGCTTTCTGAATGGAACGAAGCTAATGAACTATTAAAAAGTCAGAAAGCTACTGATGTAATAGATAAAGAGATTAAACCCGGCGAGACTAAAAAGAAAGAAGTTGTACCTGTTGACCAATTACCAAAAGGTAATACAGTTTCTATAGATCAGAAACCAAAAGGTAAAACTACTACTATTGATGAGAAAGATGATGAGCAGAAAGCTGAAGAAGAGTTATCTGCTAAGTCTAATGAAGCCGGTGTTGAAGCTAAAAAGATAACTGGTAATCTAGAACAGGAAATAAATAGTACTGACAGTACAGCTGCTAAAGAAGAGTATATCGCAGTCTCTGAAGGAGACATGATAAACGACTATAGCACACGTGGAGCTGCACTTACTGTTGATTTAACAAAAGATCATCAAGGATTTATTACTGAAAATTTAACTAGAAAAGTTAAGTTAGAAGGAATGACCGAAGAGCAGCTTGCAAACGGTGGAGTTTCTGTACAGGAAGCTATACGAAAAGGCGATCTAAAGTTAGTTGCACAGTTACAAAGATTTTGGGACCAATCGTGGTATGCTAAATCTGGTATATTTAGAGGTGGCGATAACTACTTAGGTAGAAAACAAAGATTAGAACTTCTTAAAAAAACTAATGAATCCACTGCTGCTATATATCGTAAAGCTGTAGATGGACAATATGAAAAAGTTAAGAAAGCTGCTGAAGTTACACGTCAAACTGACTTGGCTAAAGATGTAAATATTAACGGTATTAAAGCTTTAGTCGGAGACGGTACAGATAAAAACTCTGGTTATATTGCACAGTATGAATATGCAACTGGCACTAAGAATACAGCATATGCGTATGAATTAGCAGCCATAGACTTAGAAAAAAAGATACAAGACGGAAGTATAACTATTGAAGCTGCTGAAAAAATGCTTGAGCAAGAGTTCAAACATAGAGGCACTGGTAAAATGACTACACTAGAGCAAGCTCAACCAGAGTTCTATAATAGAATTAGTAAAGTTATAGAAAAAACCAAGAGTCTTGACTACATTAATGGTCAGAACGAGCAAAAACTTGATATACAAACTAAAGTTCAAGCACAACTAAAACATATTAAAACTAATCTGAAAGGCGAAATAAACGAAGAGCAGTTAAGAGGATTAGTCGAAGAGATAACTACTGATCTAAATATTACAGAATCACATCCGTTTTACAAAGAGCTAGAACCCTTACTCCAATATAGAACTTCTGAAGATAAAGTCGACCAAGACATTATCAAAGCACTAGAAGCTGATTACTACAACCCAGACAGCGGAGGTCACATTGAAAATCTTGATGAAAGATTAAATGAGATTAACGACCCTGACTTACGAGACAAATACCGTAAAAAGTATCAGAAGAATCAAGTTCTAGAAATCCATAAGGATGCCTATAAAGAAGACTTAAAAATTGTAGAAGATACTATTGACAAAAAATTATCGAGAGAAAATAATGTTAGTATTAGAGACCCAAAGAATAGCAAGATAGTATATAATGCTAAACTTGATTTTAAAGCAAAGGTAGAGGATTACATATTTAACAAAGGTATGCCTCCAGATGTAGCTTTTAAAAAAGCAAGGCAAGAAGTTATAACAAACTTTAGTAAGAAGGATGACGAAGGTGCGGTTGGTGGTTATTATGCAGATGACACACTTGAAGCACCTCTAGTTAAGAATAGAATTACAACTCTAAAACAAGCTACAATCGCAGCTGACTTAATAAATGATTCTAACGTGCAAGAAGACTTACTTAATAGTAAAGAAATGCTACCCGGTGAAGCTGCACATAGAGAAGAGTTAATTAATTACTTATCAGGTAATGGACCTATGCCTTTGTATTATCTACAAGTAGGTGTAGGTGCTAAAAACTATACATCCCATGAAGTTATACAAATGCGAGCTAAAGCTTTAGGTTTAACTAAAGAGGATGGAGTTCTAATTCCAGAAGCTAAGTTAGATAAAGAAACTAAATGTTTATTTTCTCACTTTCCCGGCGATGGCAAGGCTATGAGAGGTCTGCTGAATATTAGTAATGGAAAGGATATCTGGACTATGGATACAAGTGAAAGTGCATTTAATACTACTGACATATTAAAAAGTCTTGAGAAGAATCCACGACACGAATCCTTTGTCTCACCAACAGGTGGCGATCGTGTTAACCCTACAGAAATATCATTAGGAGAAGTTAACACATTAATGAAAGAAAAAGGTTATGGACTCTATGGTGGTGCAGGCATATACGGTCATACTACAGGAGACTTGAATAAAGCAATAGAGATTTTAGGTGACGATATACTAACAATGCCATTTAATCAACAGACTCAAGAAATGGTTGAACAAGCATTGTTTATGTATAACATTATGGGTAAACAAAGATTTATGAGCATCCAAAGTTATTTTGACCAAGCTCCAAATTACAAAATTAGTTTTTCAGAATCTGAGGATTTATCATCAGGTTTTGGCGACGATTTCTTAACAGGCTATAATGCAACATGGTGTCTAGATAGCAGTGTTGCTGACAGCATAATCAATGACGAGGAAGAATGAACGAAGAATACTTTGACCCGGAACAGGAACTGCTTGAAGACCCTATGTCCGGGCTAAATGCCTCTGAAGCTGTCGAAGCAATCGAAGGTAAACTACAGGAGGCAAAAGACTACGCTCAGCAAGAAGAAGATGCTATAGATCAAGAGCAAGAAGAACTTGTTGACCCACGAGAAAAAGAAAAGTGGGGAATCAAAGGTGTAGCTAAAGAGTTATCTAGTGCTGTATCAGGTGGATTACAGGATACAGTATCTAGTATTACTACATTTCCAGAACGTACATTAGATATGTTCTCTGGAGAGTGGCAAAGAGAAAGAAAAGAAAGAGGTTATTACCAACCAGAGTGGGACCCTGCTACAAATGGTGGAGAAAACCCTATTATTACTAAAACGTGGTGGGGTAAACTCGTACGTGGTACGGTACACTTCGGTTCCTTAGCAGCAGCTATTGGATTAACTGCCAAAGGATTAGCCGGAGCCGGTATAGTTGGTGTTAGTGGAGGTGCACAAGCCTTACTAGGAGCTAATAGCCTTGTACGTGCAGCCGGTATCGGTGCTATATCTGACTTAATATCTAAAGAATCTGACGGGCACAATGCGTTAGGAGCTATGAGAGACCATTATGGTTGGATGGATACACCATTAAGTACACAAGAACATGACCATCCTCTAATGATGAAGATGAAAAACATCGTTGAAGGTATGGGAATAGGTCTTGTATTTGATGGTGCGTTTATGGCACTAGGTAAAGGTAAAAAAGAAGCTGCTAAATATATAGCAAAACGAGGTAAAAGTCAAGTAGATCAGAGTACTGCATTAGGTTTACAACAGTTACGAGATAGAGAACGTGGTTTTAGAGCTGCTAAAAACAGACCTCTAGCTGAACCGCACCAAGGTGCATACTTTTCTGAAGATGACCCGTATGATGTATGGGTAAATCAGAAGAAAATACGTGAAAACTGGGGTTCCGAAGAAGGAGCTGCCGGTAATCCTATCACAGCTGTACAAAGAACTAGAGGTGCACAAGAATCTGGTCTAAGTGAAGACGTTGTAGATGAAGTATTACAAAATCTATACAGTAAAAACAAGTATCAAAAGATTATAGAAGAAGTTAAAGCTAAGAATTTACGTCTAGTAGATGTGTTTGGTGATGCTATTGCAGCCCATCAGCGTATAACTCTAGGCAGAAATGCTGCTGATATGTCACCAGAAGACTATTTAGAAGAGATATTCAGAGCTACAGATGCTTATGAATTGACTGACATAGATGGTAATGTTGTTGACAAACTAGAAACTATAACAAGTAAATATGTAGTTGTCGCTGATATGGTTGTAGGTACGTTACTACAGCAAGTTAGAGATATGGGTATAGCGGGTAGAGAAATCAGCAATTTTGTAGATATAGCAGATGTTGATGGACCATTAGAAGCTATACGAGATACAATGTTTATGGCATTAACTGAGGTTAAACGTGCTAGAATTATAAAGTCACAGAACTTTAGAGAGCTAGGTGCGGGAGCTAAACGTAATTATCTGAAGAGAACTCTTGATGCTGATATGGCTGATACAAGAGAAGCAATACAAAGTATACTAAATATTAGTAATGGCTCTGACGATACTAACTTGTTAATGGCATTATTTGAAGCGTTCTCGTCTATGCAAACCGTTAACAGTCTTGATGACTTTGACGCATGGGCAAGAAAGATGATTAAAGGTGGTAGAATCGAAGGTAAAAATCAGACAGGTGCATTAATTAGAGAACTACAAGGTGTTATGATACACAGTGTATTATCTGGACCTAAGACTCCTTTACGAGCTATCATTGGTACATCGACACATACATTCTTACGTCCTTTTGCAACCACATTAGGTGGTCTAGGAAGATTACCATTTACTGGTGACACACGTACGATACGTGCCGGTCTAGCATCTATGAACGCTATGATGGAAGCAATACCTGAGTCATTCGAGTTGTTTAAAAGTAGACTTAACTCATACTGGTCAGGAGAAATTGCTACTGTAAAAACTCGTTTCTCTGAATATACACAGGGAGATGATAACTGGGAAATACTAAGACGATGGGCTGAAAGCGATCGTGCGTCTGCCGGAGACAAGGCTGCATTTGCTATGGCAAATATGGCTCGGAGTATGAATGATAAAAACTTTTTGACTTACGGCACAAAACTAATGGCGGCTACTGACGATGCGTTTGCATTTATATTAGGTAGAGCTAAAATGAGGGAAAAAGCTTTAATGTCTGCATTTGATGCACAACAAGCCGGTGCACTTGCAGATGGTATTAAAATCAATCCCGCACTAATAAGAAGTTATGAGGATTATTTCTATAGTGATATATTCGATGCGAACGGCAACATAGTCGAAGAAGCTACAAAATTTGCTAGAAAAGAAGTAACCCTAACGCAAGATTTGTCAGGTTTTGCTGCAAATCTAAACGCAGTATTTCAACAAAACCCTTGGGCTAAACCTTTCTTCCTGTTTGCTCGAACAGGTGTAAACGGATTAGCACTAACTGCAAAACATACACCCGGATTTAACTTTCTAGTAAGAGAGTTTAACGATATAGCCTTTGCCAAGCCCGGACAACTAACCGACGAGCTAGCGTCTAAATATGGTATTATGACAGACCAAGACCTAATTAATGCTAAGGCATTACAAACAGGTAGATTGATGATGGGTGCTGCACTTGTAAGTATGGCATCATGGGCATGGATGACAGGGCGTATGACTGGTAACGGACCGATAGACAGGCAACAAAGACAAGCATGGATAGATAGTGGTTTTAAAGCAAGAACTTTATTCTTTGGCGATATAGGTGTTGAGTATGATTCATTTGAACCATTCAACCAAATTATGTCTATGATAGCTGACATAGGTGATGCAAGTCAACTTATGGGAGAAGAGTGGACAAAAGATAATCTACTAAAAATGTCATTATTATTATCTCAGGGTGTGACCAGTAAGTCTTACCTAGCGGGTATGCAGTCATTTGTAGATATATTTAGTGGTAAACCCGGTCAAGTAAATAGAGTAGTTGCAGGCTTAATAAACAACCAAGTACCTCTTGCAGGCTTACGTAACTCACTAGGTCAAGTATTTTCAAAAGGTGGTGTCAATGAACTACAGTCAGGTATAATTGATTCTATACGTAATAGAAACAGATTTAGTGAAAACTTTGCTGCATTATATGGTGGTGATCTACCTAAGAAAACTGACATATTAAATGGTCAAAGATTACAACCTTGGAACTTTATTGAAAGAACTTGGAACGCTACTATACCCATAAATTTTGTGCTAAAAAATTCTCCGGGACGTTCGTTATTACAAGAAGGATATGATACACGGTTAGTAACTATGTTTTCTCCTGATGGCGATGACTTAAGTGATTCGCCTAGATTACGAGCTATATTTCAAGAAGAAATTGGTAAAGAAAAGCTTGAAGCTAAGCTAAATAAGCTAGCTAGAAACCCTAGAATCATAGCATCAGTCAATCAAAGACGTCTTGATATGAAGAGTGGTGATCGAACTAAGTTTGAAAACAAAGATTACTACCATAATATAATGATAAAAAAACTATTCCGAGAAGCTAAGAGAAATGCTTGGGCTAGAATGGTTGATTTACCAGAAGTATTAGCACTACAGAAAGCTAATGCAGAAGCTAGGATACAACGTAACTTAAAAACAGATCAGACTTCGTATGCTGAATTACTTAAAATTTATAAATAATGGCACTAACATTCATTGAATATACTGCGGATGGAAATAATAACAAAAATTTTACATTCCAGTCAATTAAAACCACTGACATAGATGTTAAGCTAGATGGTCAGCTTCAAACAGCAGGCACTCATTATAACATAACTAACTATACACCTAGCGGTGGTGGTACAGTTGTATTTACAGCAGGCAACATACCTGCAAACCCAGTAATCATTCGTATTGCTAGGAGCACAGATGTTAGTTCGCCTCGAGTTACGTATACTCCCGGCTCCTCTGTAAAAGCAGCTGATCTAAACGATAATGCACTGCAAACTATATACTCTTTACAAGAAGAGAAAGATGCAGTGCAAAACCTTGGTGGTACACTAACTAACGTAACCATCAGTGGTAACTTAAACGTAGGTAATAACCGGATGACAAACGTCGTTGCCGGTATATCTGCTACAGATGGTGTCAACAAACAACAAGTTGAAGACATCACGACAAACAACAATACAGTATTGCAAGGGCATGCAACTACAGCCACTACACAGGCAACCGCAGCGGCAGCAAGTGCAGCTACAGCTACTACACAGGCGACAGCTGCTGCAACGTCAGCTACAGCAGCCGCAGCCAGTGCAACGCAAGCTGCAAACGCCGGTACAAACATGGCGAACCAAGTTGCAGATGCACAGAAGTATGCTTCTAATGCTTACAATACTACGTTTACTACATCTGCCGGTGTCTCCGGACAGTTATCTGCCCTTCACTATGCTCAGTTAGCTAACACTTATGCAGGCTTTACTGTTCTTTATGGTTTTCATAGAGATTCAGCAGGCTCGCTTAAATTAGACTATGCTACTGCTTCTGATTCATCTACATATAAAGTAGAAGATTATCAGTACAAAGGCGAAGCACAGTGGCACATAGGCGACTCCGCAGCCTTGCACTCAGCAACATCAGGTGGAACACAAGGAACTCCCAGATATTCCCTAAATTCATCTGGACATTTAATATTAGATACAACAGCTTAAAATGGCACAAATAGATTTAGGCAAACTGAAGTTTACTTGGAAAGGTACATGGAGTACCGCTTCTGCCTACGAGGTTGATGATGTAGTATATTATCTTGGGTCAGCATATATTTGCATAGCTGACGCTTCAAATACTACAAACTCACCAGAACAAAACACAACTAACTGGACACGAATGTCGTCCGGTCTTAATTATAGAGGTACATTTACTACACCTACTGGCTATACATGGTACTATGGTGATGTTGTAACATACCAGAATACTGCATATTTTCATGATACCAGTACTTCAGTAGGATTTACACCGGGAAGTACTCAGAATCAAAACCCATGGAAAGTCTTAGCATCAGGTACAGGTGGTGCATATACAAGTGCAGGGGACATTGAGTATAGAGATAATGACTCAAGCAACTCAGCTCTAAGTATAGGTATCGAGAACTCAGTACTGTCTGTAGAAAAGAATCCTAGAGAATCTTTCCCAAATAATAGTACTGCTGTTTACGAACAGATACAGCTACCCGGAGCAACACCGGCTACAAATGGTAAGTCTGCATATTTATTTAGAGACGACCATCCTACAACAGAGACTGTTACCTATACAGTAACTGTAGCATCAGGTAAGTTTGTAATTAACGGAACAAGTCAATTAGCACTTACACTAAAGACTGGTAGTACATATACTTTTGACGTTAGTGACTCATCTAACGCAGGGCATGTTTTAGGATTTAACGCAAGAACAGGTGCAAGTAATACTACATTTGACTTTGAAACAGCTGCAATAGCAGATGGTGTAACTCACACAGGTACACCCGGGTCATCTGGTGCAACTGTTACATGGACAGTACCACACTTAGGTTTCTTAGTATATGAATACTATTGCACAAACCATAGTGGCATGGGTGCAGGCATTACATGGACATCATCTACAAAAATTGCCGGAAGATTGTTACATAGTGACGCACATCCTACTATCGACTTAACAAGAACTAATATCTATTCATTTACATTTCCAACAGCGACAGGTATGTCATACTCTGTCAAAGACCCCGGACTTAGTAACTACAATACTATAGGTATTAATGGTCGTATAACTGCGGGTGTAAGTCCTGTAAACGTAACAGGTGGTACTATAACATTTACACCATCAGCAACAGTAGACGGTTCACTAATTATTCGTGACGAAGGTGGTTCGACTGACCAAATCTTCATAACTCTACACTCTATGTTCTTCAAGCCTGTATGGAAAGGCGAAGGCTCTACATACAAGAACAAGATACCACAGCCAGAAGATACTAGATTTAACGACCCTACATATCGTATCTTTGCTAACTCTTCAGTAAACGTATTTACAGAAAGTATAGCTCCATTACCTGATTACTTAAAGAAATCTGGTAGAGGATTCCAGTATGGTACAGTAAAGCCCGGGTATAGACAAGGTGGTGTAATTACCGACAGACACTATAACTTCTGGGGTAACATGTATCACAACAGCTCTAACGGTTACTACTATGCTGCGGGTATTGGTACAGGTTGTACAACATATAATGGTACATTTGACCAAACTTGGACTTCTAACTGGAGATCACCTAAAGTATGGGAAGAGTGCCTAGCAGGCAAGAGTGAGTATGCTCATTTCTTAACAGATGTAAACGGTACAGACCTAGGTTACTTAGATGCTGACGGTAATCAGCTTGTAGTAAAACCAAGACTAAAGCAAGTACACAGAGGTAACACTAACGCTTGGTACTTATATGAAAATGGTATGGTAACATTTGCCGGTTACGGTGGTTATGGTTCATTTGGTCAGGGTAGAACAGACAGTCAGTACATCGAATGTATGGGTGTATTTCACGACGAGTCTGGTACATTATTAGATGGTGCTAACTATCCTAAAATCAAGCATATAGAATTTACCCCTGCTCATATGGGAGATCATGGTTCTCAATCTTACTACTCTGTATATATGATAGATACCAATGGCTTCTTATATACAATGGGATATAATGGCTATGGTCAGTTAGGTAATAACTCTACAACAAGTAATTACTATATTAAGAGAATGGCTAAGTCAAACTTTGGCGGAGCTGACATCTTATATGTACATACAAGTGGATATTACTATACAAGTACATATGCTATAGACTCTAATGGAGATTTATGGGGTTGGGGTAGAAACAACTACGGTCAACTTGGCTTAGGTAACACAACTCAGCAAACTACACCACAAAAGATTACAGGTGTAACAGGTTCAGACTTATTAGGTAAGAAAGTTATACACGTACAAGCTACTCAAGATGGTGATGACCTCGGTAAAGTTCATGTACTAACTACTGAAGGTAAAGTTTACTATATGGGTTACTTACAAAGTTATGGTTACTATGTTGGTTACTATGATTCTGGAAACAACTCTACTCAGTCTTTACCTAGACTACTAACTAATAGTGCTGATCTATGGAATAGTGATAGTCAAAAGGTTGAGTATATGGCAACTATGGGTACAAGATATAATACGTACTACTTTATTACAGATGGTGGTTCGACAGGTCTTGAACAGAAACTCTATGCGACTGGTGGTAATAACAACGGTCAACAAGGTACAGGTTCATCTACAACTGATTCTACAAACAGTACCCAACAAGGTTGGTGGTTTGGTAAAGAGATTCAGTTCCGTGACTGGGGTAGAGAATACAAAGGTCAGACTAACAACAACTATGTTGAAGAAGCATACGGAAACTGGGCTTCATGGCAAACAGGCGGTACTAACGCTAATAAGATGAAGATTGGTAGAATCGTTGAGATTTACCCTGCTGCTCATAGCTCTGAAACTGCTAACCGTTGTGTTATGATAGACGAGCATGGTAGAATATTCTTTGCGGGTTACTGGAACTATGATATGTCTGTTAACTGGGAAATGAATAATAGTACAAGTATGAGCTCAGGACCGATGTATCAGAGTGAAAAAACTCTAAGTGGCTCTACAAGCACCAGTCAAGATGTAGAATGGACAGCATACTTTGGTTGGCTATCATCCTTAAACGGATTTGTTAAACCCGGTGGATTCTGTCATATGGGTAACTCATATAGTGAAAACGGTTGGACTGTATGTACTAGAGATGGTACAATATACATCGGTGGTTACGATGGTTGGAACCAAGCCGGATTTAACCAAGGCGGAAATCATGGATTCTGGGAGTACCAGTACAGACTAGGAGGACATTAATTATGGCATTTAATAAAAAAGAACACAAATTTACTGTCGGTTGGGTAGGACAGTACACAGAAACTGGCGTCGAAGAAGACTGGGGTGTTGGTTTACAAGATGATGGTATAACTAACACTAAGACTTGGGTTAAAATGGATGACGGTATTATACTAGCTGAGGCGGGGTTTGACCCCTCCAAGGTAGTAAACAAGACTTGTACATTAGTTGAGATTACAGATGCAGATGCACTAGCAGCTGCTAAAACTAAATGGAACGTAGCATAGTCATACCATTTGCAGAAATACCAGACTTTGAGACGATAGACACGGTAGAAATACCTTTGCCGAGTGCAGACGTACCTTTTTATAAACCTATGGTTGTACCTCCGAGTGATCTTAAAGAACCGGAGGATACACAACCTGTAGAAACAGAAGCTCCGCCTGCACCTACGCTAACTTTACCACCCTTACCACCTATACCTATACCACCGGCTGAAGTATTAGTTACTACAACTGTGGCAGCTGTTACAGCAGTCGCAGCTACAACTGTTGCACAGCCAGTTATAGAACAAATTAAAAAACGATTACAGAAGTTCCTACAAGGTAAGATAAATAAATGGAAACAAAACCGCCAGAAAAAAAAGGAATCTTCACTAAGCTCAAAGAAAACGTAGACGATCACGACGAACAGATGGCTATACTAGGTGCAGCAGTGCGTCTAGGTGTAGTTATTTGGTCAGGATTTATTATTACGTTAAATTATGTTGAGCTGCCTATGGTAAAGAAATCCAATGCTTCGGCAGATATCACTTTCGTCGCTTCGATTTTTACGGGTGCACTCGCCACTTTCGGCTTGTCTACTGGTAATGGCAAGAAGACGGACAAGAAGGAACCCACAACACCAAAAAAATGAAACAATGGATTCTTCTCTTAGCTTTGTTGTCACCCGCAATAGCAAGAGCAAACACTGTCACGCCTCAGTTTACAACAGGGTCGATGCAGTCAACGACAACAACATCACAAACAATAACAGAAGAGATAGTACACGATGTACTAGGAGCGGAAGTCACAACTTACAGCGGTACAAACATAACCGTTGGAGGAACTGGTGGGATTGGTGCAGACACAGCTACCTACACCCCAGTAACTGGCGAAACCAGTTGGGATTTCTCGATAACAACAAGAGAAGCAGGGACAATAGAAACAATAACAATAGACAGAACAATAGAAACAGAGTCTACTACAAACTCTTACTCTATCTT